TGGCGTTTACGAGCCGCCTGAATATGCCCGTTCTTGGGGTGAAAAAATTGCTCAAGCGCGACTCGCTGGCAACGTAAATGCGGATGATATTGCAAAGTGGCTAGAGGACAACTAATCTCAACAATTGACAGGCATAGCCTGTGACAACCAAGCGCGACCAGTTTTAACTGGATTTGCTGGAACGGCGACCAGCACTTTGCGTAAGGGCAATCGCCGGAACCTAGAAATGGGGAATAACTGAATGTCTGATGACAGCGGTGAAGTTACTACTTCAGTCAATCCGGCAAACCCGAGCGGTGTGCAAGCCACCCTGTTTACGCAGGATCAGGTGAACCACTTCAATGCGGAGGCCAAGCGGGGTGCCCTGAACAGTTTCTTCAAAGAACTGGGATTCGACGCACCGCCAAGTGCGGAGGTTCTGAAATCAACACTCAGCAAGGCTTCAGAGTTCGACAAGCTCCAAGAGGGACAAAAGAGCGACGTTGAGCGACTGACAGGCGAGTTGGGTGAGTTTCAGAAGAAAGCGGAACAACTCTCAGTTCTGGAAAACCAATTGAGTCAGGCGAGAATTGCTGCTGACCTTGGCCTAAAGCCGCGTTACTGGAAATACGTCGAGGGCAGCACCGACGAGGAAATCAAGTCGTCGGTGCAAAGTATTCTTCAAGATGTTCGTACTGAGAACAGCAGTGAAGATGCTCAACAGCAAAAAGGTTCCGGCTCCACCCGGCGTTTGGAACCAAACCCGCAACAGGGGCGCAGTGCAGGAACTCCACCAGCACGCACTCTCACGGCGGGAGCGGAAGCATATAGGGCTAAGCACAAAAAGGAGTAAGTCCAGATGACGCAGTTGCAGCGCACGACCGAGACTTTCGGTGGTACAGATCAGCGGTGGCTGGGCAGTCGTGAGGGAACTGACACGGCGCGCACCGTCACGCTGGATCACGACTCTTGGCAGCCCAAGGTGGTCAACGGTCGACTGAAGGGCGGCGAGCCGATTGCCCTTCATTCCAACGGCAAGTACGTCCCCTACGCCAGTGGCGGGTCGAACAACACCAACAAGGTTGTTGGTTTCCTGCTGAACGATGTGGCGTTCCGCGTGGGCAGTGGCGACAAGGTTGCCCCGCTGCTGGATCGTGGCCGGATCATCGTGAAGTACCTCCCCAGCACGGTGGCAGTGAGCGCCACCCTTGCTGCTGGGGCACGGTTCAGCCTGATCGACGTGGATGCGTAAGGGAGAAATAGAAAATGGCTAATTCGGATATGTGGACCGAACTCGTTGAGCCAGTTGAGTTGACGGGCTATGCCCGCGCTCGACTTGAGGATTACGAGCGGCAGCAGAATGGATCGCTGTCCTCGTACCTGCCCAACGAGTTGCTGAACGACATTGTGGCCCGGTTTGAGGTCGGTGGCACTGGCCTTCAGCCGGTCGCTGAGTACCTGAGCTACGACACCGAAACTCCGCTGGCGAGCCTGCCCGGTTCTCAGCGAGTCACCATCGAACTGCCCAAGCTGGGCATGAAGATGCGGGTTTCGGAGTACGAGCAGCTTCGTGCCCGTGGCGATCTGTCCAACGTCGTGCTGCGCACGTCGGTGGAGCGGATCACTGAGCGTCTGGTCGATGCGATCAGTGATCGTCTTGAGTACGAGCGTGGCTACGCTATCCAAAACGCAGCCCTGCTCATTGATGACGAGACTGGTTTCAAGCAGTCCGGCAACTGGGGTCGCTCTGCTAGTCATCAGGTTGTGGCTAGCGATTTCTGGTCGGACGTTACCAACGCCGATCCGATTGAGGACTTGATCGGGTGGCGTGACCAGTACGTCGCAACCAACGGTTTCGGGCCGGGTTCGATCCTGACCTCGACACGGGTTCTGACTACCCTTCAGCGGCACCCGTCGCTGCGGGTTCTGTCTAGCTCGCTGGCTGGCGCTCCGCAGATCGTCACCGTGGATGCCGTCAGCAATGCGCTGGCTGCCTACGGCCTGCCGCCGATCACCGTGTACGACCGTCAGGTCAACTTCAAGGGCACCGTGCAGAAGGTTCTGGCACCGGAGTACCTGTTCATGCTGCCCACGCCTGGTGGCGAGGTCGGTGGCGTGCGACTGGGCGCAACCTACTGGGGCACCACCCTGGAAGCTGGCGAACCGGAGTACGGCATCGGTGAACTGGATCGTCCCGGCATTGTGGTGGGAACGTGGAAAACCCGCGATCCCATTGCGGTGTGGGTGCATTCCAGCGCAATCGGTATGGCTGCTCTGGGCGATGCCAACCTCACCCTGCGCGCACAGGTGTTGTCGCAAGGCTCGTAACCCGAGCTAGGCAACTAGAATGGGCGGGAGGCCACAAGTCTCCCGCCCATTCTGCATCTAGGAGGACGCTATGGCATATGCGAACGTAGATGACATTGAGGCGATTCTCCCACCGGAGAATGATATGCCGGTCGATCCCAGTCGGGAGTACACGAACCTGATCACCGCGTTGGAAGAATCCACCGACTTGGTGATCGGCTACATCGAACGCGAGTACACCGCGAACAGGTACGAGGGTGTGCCTAGTGATGTACCGGATGCTGTACGTCGCGTAACGGCACGGGTGGCAATGCGAGCGTTCACTGAGTCACCGGACAACCCTGGTGCGGAAGCTGAAACGAACTTGATGGGTCCGTTCAGTCACACGATCAACTGGTCAAAAGAGGCGCAGGCTAGGGACTTCTACCTGACTGCCAGCGACAAGATGCGACTTGACCGATTCAAGACCGGCTATGTGTCCGGTGCTGTTCATATCGCTATGTGGAACAATGCCTAGACGGGTTTGGGGTCCAAACAATCTGCGGTCCAGCGAGGGTGTTGGACCATTGATGAGGCGCAGCCCCGACCAGCAGGATGACTACTACGAGGTCGATCCACAGCCCCAGGTGATGATCGTAATTCTGGACGAGGCCGACCCGCACGCCAATGAGCGGAACAGCTATTCGGGTCAGTACGGAGTCCTGTATTGCCTGCGGGAAGATCAGATCAAAGACAAAGACACGTTCTGGTTTCAGCCGCCTGGTGGTCAGCGGTTTAAGTGGGGCATTGTCGGTGACGCGCGCTGGAACATTGACCATGCGCTGACCGGAGTGAATTTCGGGGTGAAGCAGTTCCGAATCCGCAGGGGTGGCTAAATGGCTAAGAAGTCATCTATCAGTGGTGACTACGACAACCTGTTGGTGGGTCAGCTTCGTGGACCCCTGCTGGATCGGGTCATGCAGAGCCAGATCATGCGTAACGAGTTGATGAATGTCGCCAGGGAAATCAAGACTCGCTATATCGCTAAAGTCCCCAAGGACACCGGGGCGCTGTCCAAGACGGTGCGGATAAAACCTTTTCGTGCTGAGACTAGGGATCGGCGCTGGTATGTCGATGTGACCATCGGCGGCATCATGGGTGTGGATTACGCCGACAAGATTGAAGCCCAGTATCACGTTCTAGGCGGCGTGCTAAGAGATATGGGTTACAACGTCGGTGATTTTGTTTACGGCCCACGCGGTAAAGGCGCTAAAGAGGCACCGGATAGGCCGAAAAAGCGCGCATCTAAAAACTCAATGGATGCCAGTATCTCAAGCGATGGATACAGCAAGCTCGCAGCTTTTGTGGATAAAATTCAGCGGCCTGGGCGCAGGATTGGCTCTAAGGCTTATGACGCAGACTACGAGAGTTTGCAGAAACTAACTCAGGAAGTTGAGGACCAATACGGCAGGGATCAGGCAGCAGTAGGAAGAATGTTCCTATCTGCCTATGAGCAGATGCGGGAAGCCAAGGGAATGTCTAGAGAGCCTTTTATTCCCGATCAGAATAACTTCCGATTGGTCTGGTTTGAGTTGAACAAGGATGGGAAGCAGGTTAGAAAATCTAAGTTCTTTAACTCTTACGAGCAGGCCAAAAGGTACGGGGAAACAGATGTGGCAGCGGGCGGTAAAGCTGTGCCTAACTCTCCAAGATTTAACCGCTATCAGGACGACAGAAAGTATTCCAGCGGAATACTAGCCGATAATGGGGCGAATCTTTTTGGAGTGATAATGAACGAAAAGGGAATCACTGAATAATGGCTATCGACTTTCCTGTCTGGTGGACTCAAGAAATTCGGGAGTTAATTCCGAAAATTGAAGATGTGTGCATTTCTCTGTTCGCTCCGCTGCTTGATGGTGTTCGCTGTGTGTACTGGCTGGACACCGATGAGCAAACTCAGCAAGTCCTGTTTGACGACGATGAAGCCTATCTGCGAATAGTGCGGCTGGGCGGTGAAGTCGACTGGGAAAACAACATGGATATTCACCGTGTGCAATTTGCTGCGGTTACTGAAAAGCGAAACACTTCCTGGGACATTCTGGCTTTCGTGCAACGTGTCCTATACGCTTACGAACGGACCAGCTATGTTGATATGCCAAATGGAGCAAAGGTCGCACTAGAGTTTCGCGGGGAAACCCTTGGCCCTCTACTCGACCCACAGCAAATTCGGGACGCACGACTTGTTCCGGTCACAGTGGAACTTGGGACACCATGGCCCAAGGGAGTGGATAGGCAGATCAAAGAGAATCTGGGTCTGTAGAAACATACGAGGAAGGTGACTTATGTCCGGCATTTCTAGTTTTCAGAAGGGTCAAGCCGACTTGGAGCTTGCGGCCCGCGACCTCACGGTGCTGCTGACCCCGCTGACTTCTGCGCGTCCTGCGCTGACCACCCTTGAGGGTGTGGGTGGAGCTTTGACCATTCCGAGTTACTACGTTTCGGTTGGTAACTTCACCAAGTCGGCTGGTGTGACCATCGGCCACAGCCCTGAGTTCAACGATATCGACTCGCACGGCAAGGCTGGCCCGACTCGTCAGCTTGCTTCACGCCGGGTGATCACGGTGGGCTTTGAGGCTCAGGAAACCAAGCTCGCCAACCTGTCCCTGTACTGGGGAACTGACTGGCTGAGCGACCGGCCCGCTGTGTCGGCAACCGGTGGTTTTGCTCAGGCGATTCCCGAGCTTCCGCTCAACATGAAGTTCCGCGCAATCATCCTGGGCTGGGATGACTACAACGGGCAGGACATTTTCGTCTACTGGATCGCCAACAAGGTGAACGTGTCGGCCACTCAGGATCAGGAATTGGTGGACTCCAACGTCATCCGGTATCCGTACACGCTGAACTGCATGTCGGAAGATGCCACCGATTCGCCTCTCACTGTCGGCTTCTGCGGTGCAGGTTTCCAGGCTTTGCAGGCTGCGAATCAGACCGGATTCACCGGCTCGTAATTCGGGTTCTGGCTACCTTGGCAAAGGATGGTGTAGCTTACTGCTATGTCATCCTCTGCTAAGGCCGGAAAATCTAATCAGATTTTCTACACCAACGATCAGATCGTTAATGCTGCCACTGGCCGCTGGGCTGAAGTGGTTCAGGAAATCAAGGCTGCTCAGCCTTACACCATTAACCGGCCTGACGGTGAACCCATTGTCATTCAACCGCTGACTCGTCGCCGCCGTAAGGCATTGAAGGGCGCACAGGCCGCGTATTTGATGGTGGGCGCGCAGCTTGCTGAAGCTCAAAATGAGGGAACCGCAAATCAGGGCACTCTGACTCGCATTCAGCAGGTTCTTGAAGATGCTGAAAAAGAGTACGACAAAGCCCTTTTCGGTGACGCTTACGAAGCGGTCTACGACTACTACGAGGACTTGCAAGAAGAATTTTGGGACGCGATGTACCAGGACGTGCATGACGCTCTGGTTAATCGCGCCGCTCCTGCTGTGCCTAAGACCCAGGAGGAAGTAGAGGATGACGAGGGAAAAGAGCAGTCGTCCTCGACATTATCGAACGATACTGGGACGAAGTTGAAGGCGATTTCCGAAGATACCTAAACCTGGAAGCGAAAGACTGGTTCAGGGTTAGGCTCTTTGAAGCAGATGAATACACGCTTTCTGTTTATTCCTGGGACGCTTTTATTCGCCATACGGTGTATCTGACAAACATTCAAGGCAGTGCTTTGTATGACACAACCTTGGGCGACGAACAACTGATCACTCAGATTTATGATCAGTTGCTTGAAGAACAGTCCACGAAGATAAAAAGAGAGTCCAAAGAAGAAATTTCTGGCCGTCCACCGCGTCGTGGCTATTCCCGCGAAGTCGAAGCAATATACGATCTAACAGACCACATCGTTGCTTTACGGGCAGAGATGGGCAAATGGTCAAGGACGACAACGAGCAGCGCAATGATAAAGAGGCCGCTGTTCCCGGCAGAGGCAGCGCAGGAGCGGATGCGGATTAGAGCCAAGCGGAGGCGTGACGAGGCCGTCGCTAAGGCTCAGGCAAGGTGGGCTAAAGAACATGGCGACGGACGCGGCGCGTAGTTCCATTGGTGTTCGGGTACGCCCGAATGCCAATAACTTCATCAACGATCTGCGTACCGATCTTCAGGGCAAGAAGTACACCTTCTATGTCGATATCAAGGCTCAGACTCAGGGTGCCACCAGAGATGTAAAGCGGTGGGCTGCTACTGAACTTAGGGACGTTAACGCCAAGGTTTATGTCTCTGCGAATATGTCGCGGGCCACTTCCGATGTTGCCCGCTGGCGTGAGCGTCAGTCCTCTATCAAGACCCAGGTGCAAGTCACCGCCAACATGCTTGAAGCGCAGCGTGACATTACCGCTTGGCGCGCGATTGCTGGCCGTGACCTGGAAATCAAGGTCAAGGCAAATGTAAGTGGCCGACTCACTGAAGTTGAGAAGCTGCGTAAGAGCGCTGAGCGTGAAGCCAAGCTCACGGTGCGCGGCGATGCCAGTCAGGTTAAGCGCGATATCAAGCAGGGGATCGACAGCGTAGATCAGTTGTCGATGTTCACGGTGGAAGTTGATGCTGACACCAAGAAGGCTGAAGTTTCGATCAACAAGTTCATCATGCAGGAGGAACAGCTTCCTCTGGCTTTGGACTTGAAGCTGGACACCAAAGAGGCTGTAGTCGAGGCCAAGGCGCTGAAGCAGAAGGTTGAGAAAGACAACCCGCGCGCCAAGGTGCTGCTGGAAACGGCTGAAGCTCGCCGCGACCTGGCGAAGCTGCGGCTGGATGCTGCGCGCAAGAAGCTTGTTGTCGAGGTCGATGTAAAGACTAAAAAGTGGGACAAGTTCAGCAAGAAGGTCGACCAGTTTGAAAAGGGTTTCGGCGGCGGCAGTGTGATCCGCTCGCTGGACTTTGGTCCTGTCAACCTGGGTAAGCCCACAGGGTTGCTGGGAACAATGACCACGATCACCGCTTTCGCGGGACTGGTCCCAGGACTTGTTACTGGTATCGCCGCCCTGTCTGATGGGTTTGTTCGGCTTGCTGGTGCAGCCGCTATGCTGCCGGGTGCCCTGGCTTCCATGGGAGCCGCGTTTGGAACTTTCAAAGTCGGCATGTTCGGTTTCAGCAATGCGCTGGATGCGATGTTCAACGTGTGGACCGAAAGCACAGACAAGATCGAACGCAATCAGCGAAACACGATCAAGTGGACTAATGATCTGACTAGGGCGCTTGGTAATGAGAAGGCGGCTCAGCGGGCTATCACTGATGCCCGCCGGGATGCCACGAACGAACTGCGCAATCTGAACAACGAACTGCGCGGCAGTGTGCTTAATGAGGCGCAGGCCATTCTTGACTTGCAGCGTGCCCGCGACCGTATGGCTCAGGGCGACTTTGAGAACCAGACCGAATATATGCAAGCCCAGCTAGATATAGCTCGGGCTGATCAGAACGTGCTTGATGTTCGTGAGCGGAACATGCAGCTTCAGCAGAAGTACGCGCAGAAGCAGCAGCAGGGGGTTGAGGGTTCGGATCAGGTCACTCAGGCTCTTGAGTCGCAGGCCCGTGCCACTGAAGCGGTGGCTTTGGCTATGCAGTCGATTTCCATGGCTAATCCGATGGGTGCGCAGTCCTTGTTTGAGGATGCGATGGATCGTCTTTCCCCGAAGGCTCAAGCGGCAGTGCGGGCCATTGAAGGTTTGAGGTCTGGGATCACCGGCTTCCAGCGCGATTTGCAGGACACCATGTTTGATGGTGTGGCTGAGCAGATCACGGGCACATTCAGCAATCTTGCGCCGACGATCATGCCGGGTATGAATGCGATAGCCCAAGGCTTGAACCAGAACATCAGGCAGATTTTCGACACCCTGAATTCACCGGATGGTCAGTCCATCATTGAGCGCATCCTGGGTGGAACTGCGGAAGCTCAGCAGGCCATGACTGGGTTGATTGATCCTTTGATTCGCGGGTTCGGAAC